ATTATTTCTGGCTTGCCTCACCATTGCAACAGAGATGAATTCACAACTCAATACACTTACAGCATTGAAGCATTCTCATATGGTTATGCAAATATGCATGGTTGGAGTGATGTTGAGCCTTTTGAGATTGTAAAAGTTATCTCTGATAAAACAATTGTTGTCAAGAAGATGATTGCTGAAAAGGATGAAAACTGGAAACCTGAAATCATTCCTGGTGGGTTTGCTGGCCATTGTGTTAATCAAAATGAGCAAAAGTGGTCTTATAAATCAGCACCTGATGCAATTGAGATCAGAGTAAGGCTCGGCAAAAAAGGTTGGAAGTCAGCTTATGGTAAGCATGTTCTGTCAACTGAGCCAAGAAAGTTTTACGACTACAACTTCTGATTCGCACTGATGAGTGGTGGGGTTGCTCCCCACCCGAAACCTTTGGGTCTGCGATAGCAATTGAGAAAGGAAATGATTATGTCAGGTGCAACAGCAAAACAATTTAAAGAATGGGAACAGCATTCTAAAAAATGTTCAATCGAGCAACTTGAGTTCATTTGTAAGGATTGTGGTGAGGCAGAACTTGCCATGAGAGGTTGGAATCCTGAGAGGGAAAATTATTATGCCGACCAGAGAATGACATACTCAGCTGAGTTAATGAGGAGGAGGAGAAAGAGATGAAAAAAGTTATTGAGGTAGCATTGGGAGGACTTGTGTCTTTGGTCATTGCATGGTTCATAGTTTTCATTGGAATCAATATGATTTTGGGCTGTGAGACTTGGGATCAAGAACTTTGGACAGAAACAAACTCTTGTCTGACATTTTCACAAGCATTATTTTTGGATTGACTTTTGTAGCGAAAGGAGAGAGGATTGAGTTGTTTATTCATATTTAGTCCTCTCAAAAACTAGCCCAGTTAATTCTGGGCTTTCTTTTTTCTGAAAAATAATTATAATCAGTTACAGTTAGTTCAAACTGCTGACCACAGAAACAAAGGTTTAAGGAATTAAATATGCGAGAAGAAACCAAGAAAAGAGGGCGACCAAAAAAGAACACTGGAGAAAAAACAATCGTCCAAAGACCAGTGAAAGATGGACCACCTGTTCAGCCAGAGAAATGGGATGGTCGTTTTAAGTCAGTTGAGCCAATGAAGAATCAAAAGAAGGCTCGGCAAACGCCATATAAATGGAATCATCATGCAACAATTAACTGGATTATGGGTCAAGCAGATCCTGTCGGTTTTCTTGCTGCAGTTATGACTGGCAAAGAGATGTTTCCTGTATATGCAAAAGACTCTGAAGGTTTGGCCACAAAAGCAGGTAACATTGCAGCTGACCCAGAGTTAAGAGTCATGGCTGCGAAAACTTTGTTGGGCAAATGTGTGCCTGATTTGAAAGCAGTTGAAGTGAAAGCTCAAATAGAGGAAAAGAAAGTATTAGACATAACAAGGTTATCAGATAATGATCTCAACACAATTGAAAGAGTCCTTGAACATGCTGTCATTGACGGAAGTGAGAGCAGAGAAGATGAAGAGGTCTCTGAAGGAGTTTACCAAGAACTCTTGGCAGACGATAGAACCAGGACGTGATTTTTTTGACAACTGGCATATAGACGCAATCAGCGAACATTTGCAAGCAGTTGTTGAAGGTGACATAAAAAGGCTGATTATAAATATTCCTCCTCGGCATATGAAATCAATATCTGTGGCTGTTACTATGCCTGCATGGACTTGGACCATCCAGCCGCAAAAGAGATTTTTATTCGCATCTTATGCATCATCGCTCTCTGTAAGAGATTCGGTTAAATGTCGAAGACTTATAGACAGCCAATGGTATAAGCAACACTTTGGCCAGAGCTTTGAGTTAACATCAGACCAGAATCAAAAGCAAAGGTTTGAGAACAATAAGACTGGTTACAGAATCGCCACATCAGTTGATGGTGCACTTACTGGTGAAGGTGGCGACATTATTGTCATTGACGATCCGCACAATGTTCGTGAGGCAGAAAGTTCCGCAGTCAGGGAAAGTGTCCTTGAGTGGTGGGATCAAGCAATGCAGTCTCGACTCAATGACCCGAAGACTGGTGCTTTCATTATCATTATGCAAAGAGTGCACGAAAATGATTTAACAGGACATATATTAGGGAATGAATACAATGATTGGGATCATCTATGCCTACCTGCTCGATATGAAGTCGGACATCCAACACACACAAGATCAACACTCAACTTCACCGACCCAAGAACAAAAGAAGGTGAACTGCTCTGGCCAGAAAGGATTGATGAAAAGACTTTATCAAATCTTGAGAGGTCGTTGGGCACATACGCATCAGCAGGTCAGTTGCAGCAAAGACCTATGCCTAAAGGTGGCGGAATATTGCGAGCTGAGTGGTGGGTGCCATGGGAACACCAAGACCTCCCAGACATAGAATATATTATACAATCTTGGGACACTGCTTTTTCAACAAAAGAGAAATCATCATATTCAGCCAGAACAACTTGGGGTGTGTTCCGCAAAAATGGGCAAATGAATGCTATTGTTCTTGACATGTGGTATGACAGAGTAACCTATCCCGAACTCAGAAAGATCGCACAAGAAGCATATGAAGACTACGAACCAGACGCAGTAATGATAGAAAAGAAGGCATCTGGCCAAAGTTTATTGCAAGATTTACGTATGGCAGGAATCCCTGTAATCCCTTATTCTCCTGACCGAGACAAGGAAGCACGTGCCCATGCAGCATCAGCTTTGCTCGAAGATGGAAGAATTTACTTTCCTTTTGACAAAAAATGGAGTAAAAATTTAATAGACATTTGTGCAGCATTTCCAGCAGGGGAGAATGACGACATAGTTGATACTTGCACTCAGGCATGGTTAAGGTTGCGAAAAGGTTGGTTTGTTACTCATTCTGAGGACTATGAGGAAGAAGACGAACCAAAAAGGAAAAAGGTGAGTATGTATGGCTAAACAACCAATAAATCTTCAACCTGATCAGATCCCGTTTGCAGAAGGTGCACCAGCTGACGACTTACAAACAGAAAGTTTTGGCGAAGATGAGGTGCTCATTGGCGACCCAATGCTTGATAATATTCAAGAACAGCCAACAGAGTTTGATGCCAACCTAGCAGAAACAATAGACCAAAAAGAACTTGACAGAAAAGCTGACACATTAGTTTCATATTATGATGCTGATAAAAATGCAAGATCTGAGTGGGAAGAAAGATACAAGCAAGGCTTGAAGACTCTTGACCCAGATGGTGGTCTTGACGAGTCAGAAGAAGAAAGAGCAACAAGAGGTTTGAGCACAGTTGTTCATCCTATGATTGCTGAAGCAGCAACACAATTTAATGCAAGAGCCATCGCAGAGTTGTATCCTGCAGGTGGTCCTGTCAAAACAGTTATTATCGGCGAACCAAATGAAGAGACTGAAGAACAGGCTCGTCGTGTAAAAGATTACATGAATTATCAAATCACTCAGCAGATGCCTGAGTACTTTCCTGACCTCGATCAAATGTTATTCCAGTTGCCTCTTGTGGGTCAAACTTTTAAAAAGGTTTGGTGGGATGCCAATATGGATCGGCAGTGTGCTAGATTTGTTAAGGCTGAAGACTTTGTTGTTGCGCCAGAAAGCACAGATCTTGAAACCTCACCAAGATACACACAAGTCATAAGAATCCCAAGAAACGATTATAATAAATATGTTGAGGCAGGTTGGTACTTGCCTGCGAAGTATGATGGTGATGGCATTGACCCATCAGGTGACACAACAATGGATATTGAAGGTGTCAACCAATATGGTGATGATGGTCAAGACGAGGTTATGACTCTTCTTGAGATGCATGTTTACGAAGCATTCACAGGGATCGATGGCATTGATGACGAGGACTCTGAAAACCTAGTCGCATTGCCTTATGTTATAACAATAGACTATGATTCTCAAAAAATTGTTTCAGTTCGCAGGAACTGGGATGAAGGTGATGGATCTCACAAACGCAGAGATTGGTTTGTAAGTTACAAGTTCCTTCCTGGAGTTGGCTTTTATGGTTTTGGGCTTTACCATATGATTGGTGGGCTGGGGAAAGCTGCAACAGGTGCACTGAGAGCCTTGCTTGATTCAGCTGCTTTTGCAAATATGCAAGGTGGCTTTAAATTAAAAGGCAGAGTGAGTGGTGGCGACATTGATGTTAATCCTGGAGAGTTTGTTGACCTCGACGCGACAACTGATGACGTCAACAAGGCAATAATGCCACTGCCATTCAAAGAACCATCGAGCACCCTTTTTAATCTGCTGGGATTAATCGTACAATCTGGTCAGAGATTTGCAGCTACAGCTGATCTGAATGTTGGTGACGTTAATCCAAATGCTCCTGTTGGTTCTACTGTTGCTTTGATTGAGCAAGGCTCTAAATCGTTTTCGGCGATCCACAAAAGATTGCATTATGCTCAAGGACAAGAATTTAAGTTGCTAGCTAAACTTAACGCATTGTATCTCCCTGAGTCTTTTGAGTTTGCAGTTTCTGGGTCGTCGCAAACTGTGTATGCTTTAGATTTCAATGATCGGATTGATATCCTCCCTGTATCTGATCCGAATATCTTTAGTACTGCACAGCGGATCGCTCAAGCCCAAGCTATTTTAGAAATGGCAAGAGCAGCACCTCAGTTGCACGATTTATACGAAGCATACAAAAGGATGTATGAAGCGATCCGCATCCCTAATATTGAAGAGGTTTTGAAAGAGCCTATTGAGGCATCAAGGCTTGACCCAATCGACGAGAATATGTCTGTTATGTATGGCAAGCCAATCAAAGCCTTTCCTGAGCAAGATCATGATGCTCACATCTCAGTTCATTTACAGTTTTTGCAAGACCCATCGCTGGGTGGCAATCCTGGAGCAAAAGGTTTACAACCAGTGTTGATTGCTCACGTTGCTGAGCACATAGCCTTATTATATCGTCAACGCATGGAGGCAGGTATTGGTATGCCACTGCCAACATTACCAAACATCAGAGATCCAAAGTTTAAGTTTGACGACATTGACCCACAAATGGATATGATGATAAGTCAGAGAGCTGCACAAGTTGTTCAACAAGCTCCACAAATGGCACCAATCAGATCTCTTGCAGCATTACAACAAGGCAAACAGAACCCATTACAATACGCACAACAACTAGCTCAACTTGAAGCACAATCACTGAAACAAAGAACAGAGTCTCAGATCGCTGCTGACCAAGCCAAAGCACAATCAGATATTGCCATTGACCAAGCAAAGGCACAACAAGACTTACAAGAAAAGCAAGCAAAACTGCAAGCAGACCTCGAAGCAAAAGTCAGGAAACTTGAAGCAGAGTTGCAACTTGAAAGAGAAAAGAATATTATGAAAATGAATATGGAGAGACCAGATGGCTGAAACAGTTGACGAGGCAGCAAGACGAGTTGCTATGATGACTAATGTAGTTCCTATGGCACCAGTCAATCCTGGAGCATTCAGTGGAGTTCCTCAAGGAGGTGCCATATCAAATCAAGAAGCAGCAATGATGGCAGCACAAAGAGGAATGCAACAAAGTGCACCAATGCCAAATGTCCCAATGCCACAAGCAGACATGCCAACCCCAGTCATTGATCCAACAAATCAAAACAGCATGATGGCATACCTTCAACAAAAGGTTAAAGAGATAAGAGAAAGAACAGGTGGCAATCCTCAGAACATGGGTTCACTTGAAGCAATAAGAAATGCAATGCAACCTCAGATGCGACCAACAGGATCTGGAGCAACCTCTGATGCAGAGATGCGAGCAATGCAAAATGCAATGCAACAACAGGGGATGAAGTAATGGCTTATGTCCCTACAGAAAATTTATTAAGTCTTTTAAATGAAACAGAAAAGCCAAATGTCGGTGGTGTTTTAGGTTTTGGCTCTGGTGATGAGGCTGCATACAGAGCAAGTCTTTCTGGCCAGAGAGCACCAATATACGGAAAAGGTGGTTTTCAAGGTTTTGGTGCACTTGAACCATATGGTCAAGTTTTTCAACTCGCAGATGCTGAAGGTGTTATTAAACCTGATGTGACGACAGACGCAACAAGTAATGTTATTGA